ACCTATTACACTTGCACTGATGGCACTGACTTTGAGACAGGTATTGGTACTTTTACTTTATCTGGGACGACTCTTGCTCGTACTACTATATTGCAGTCCAGTAACTCAGATAATGCTGTTAGCTGGTCGTCTGGTACTAGAACAATATTTTGTACGTTGCCAGCAGAAAAGATGATATTTAACGATGCAACTGGCAGTCCTGTTAACTTCACAGATAACTCGCTGGCATTTGCAATAGCGTTAGGATAGAAAAATGGCAAACGCATTTAAAACATTCACGGCGCAAAACATTGATACGTCATCAGGCAAAGCGACCCTGTACACTTGCCCCGCCAATACAGAAACTACAATCATCGGCCTTAACATTGCTAACATCTTATCCGTTTCCATAACTGTTACAGTCGAGCTACTGGACGGTGGAAGCACTATTACTCATATAGTCAAGGATGCAATTGTTCCTGTTGGGTCATCTCTGGTGGCAGTCGGAGGTCCTCAGAAAATTGTTATGAACGCCACTGATGTATTAAAAGTTTATGGGTCACAGGCCAATTCTTGTGACGCAGTTTTGAGTGTGCTGGAGATTACATAATGGCACTTAGCACTATTGGCACTAATCAGATTTCTAACGAGGTATTTCAGGCAAACAGGAACCTTATAATCAACGGTGCGATGCAGGTTGCCCAGAGGGGTACGAGTGCCGTGGCTGCTGGTGCGGGTACTTATCCTAGTATTGATAGATTTAAGGCGTGGGAAAGCACTGACGGTGCGTTTACAGTAGAGCAATCTACTACCGCACCTGCTGGTTTTACTACATCTTTTAAAGCGCAAGTGACAACTGCTGACACAAGTTTGGCAGCAGCACAGTACGCACAGATTAGTCAACAGATAGAAGCGCAAAACCTTCAGCATTTAGAGTACGGAACAAGTGGTGCAAAGACACTAACTTTATCTTTTCATGTGCGTTCTAGCAAAACTGGCTCATACAGTATTACCATCTACAAAAATGACAGCACCGAATATCTGTTTAGCAAAAGCTACACAATAGACAGCGCAGATACATGGGAAAAGAAAACCATTACAATAACTCCTGATTCTAATATCAAAGCATCTGGCGGTGCTATAGCCAACGATACCGGTATTGGTTTTTATGTTTTCTGGAACTTAGCGGCTGGTACTAATTTTGATGATGCAACCGACAATACTTGGTCATCTAATACTGGTCATTATAACACAAACAGCCAAGTCAATTGGATGGATAATACGAGCAACAACTTTTATCTTACTGGCGTACAGCTTGAGGTAGGCGAGACATCCACACCATTTGAGCATGAGGACTATGGGACTACTTTAGCCAAGTGTCAAAGGTACTTTTTCCGTTTCCAGTCTGACACCGCTTACGATGCTTTTGCTCCTGCTTACTGGCTTGTTACGACTCAAGTTTACGCTATGTATGAGTTCCCTGTTACCATGAGGGATCAGCCAGCTATGACGGTCAGTTCATTTACATCTGGTGATTGGAGAATACACTCAAATGGTGGCGATGGAAATTTAGGTAGTCTAATAATTAATAGATGCACACCAAATAACGTGCAAACATTTAGCGACCAAAGCAGCAACACAGGCACTGCTGGTTATGCTGGCGCAATAAGAAACTATGGCTCCACTTCCCCATACATTGAATTTAGTGCGGAGTTGTAGATGAAAATAGAAAATGCAAAGTATCACGCTTTAGACGGTGATAACACTAAGCCAAATGCCTCAATAACTTGCGTCATTGACGGCAAACTTACCTCAGTTCCCATTTCAGAGGGAAACGCAGACTACATAGAAATCATGCGTCAGGTAGCAGCAGGCACTCTAACCATAGAGGATGCAGATTAATGGCATATCTTGGGCCACCACCATCACAGAAACTAGCAACTCCCACTAGCCAGTATTTTAGTGGGAACGGGTCAACTACGGCCTTTACATTGAACCGTCCGGTTAATGTAGCTGAAGACCTGAACGTGTATGTGAATAACGTGGCTCAAGAGCCGGGTTCTGGGAAGTCCTACACTGCCACAGGAACCACACTAACATTCGATGCAGCCCCATCCTCCGGGACAAACAATGTGTACGTTGTCTACCGAGGTCTGTCAGAGGGGACACTGCGGCTAGAGGGAACAACTACGGGCATTGACGACAATGCAGATTCTACTGCTATTACGATAGACAGTTCAGAAAATGTGGGCATTGGAACTACGCCTGAAAGTTTTGCAAAACTAGAAGTCAAGACATCAACAGATAAAAATATAGCAATATTTGATAATGCTGCTGGGCCGACTATTGGAGCAATAACTGATGCAGGTTCTTCTACATCATTGCGAATTGCAGGGTTCCCTTTAATAATGACAGGTAATGGTGGTTCTGGTGCAGAAGCACTGCGTATAGACAGCAGTGGCCGCACTACAATTCCTAATCAACCATCTTGCCTTGTAAGAATGAGCAACGTTTCTGGAATAGACGCAACTGGTCAGATAGCTTTAGGCAATGGTTATTGGCAAGCACTCTCTGGCGGGGCTTTTGACAATGGCAGTAATTTTAGCACCAGCACAGGTAGGTTCACTGCACCTGTCACTGGCTATTACCACTTCACGCATCACATGAGAGTTGACGCTGCGAATGGCAGTTATCTTTACACTTCTATCCTAGAAAATAGCAATGATTTAGTATCAAGAGACTTGAGGTCAATCTCTACATCCTATCAAACACTACACAACTCAGGAAATGCCTATTTAGCAGCAAACGACTACCTCTATGTGCAGTTTCATGTGGTAGGTGACAGCAGCGTAAATATTGATAGTGACAGTTTCTTTAGCTGCTTTCTAATTGGTTAACTCAACGGAGTAAAAACAATGCCAGATATCACCGTATCTCTTACCGACACACAAAATAAATGTATGGAATACGCCGCAGTATCGGTTCAAGATTGGGCTGACAATGCACTTCATAATCGCGCTCGTATTGCACAAGAAAAAATAATTTCCGCATTGGTGGCTCACTGCAATGAGAACGAAGTTGCTATTGCCACAGGCGCTGACGCACAAGTGACACAAGCCTTTGAGTTAGGCGTTGTTAAGACAGCAGCAAAACGAAACGAAGAAGCATTAGCTAGTTTGGCGGAGTAATTAGATGCCTATATCTAAAATACAATCAGGCTCTCTGACTGCTGGTGTAGGCGGGAAGGTGTTGCAAGTATCTCAGACAATTAGCACTGCCCATGAGTCAATAAGCGCGACAGCTTGGACTGCTACTAATGTAGAAGGAAGTATTACACCCTCATCAACTAGCAGTAAAATACAAGTCCAAATTAGCGGTACTATAAGAGCGTATAATAATTCTGGGACGGATGGAAGAGGCGCATGGAGAATATATAGGCAAATCGCTAGCGGTGGGTACAGTCAACTGGCTGCTAACCAAACGACTCATAGAACATATGATTACGGTTCCAGTGGTGTTCTTAATGACATCCCTTTTTTTATACAATATTTAGACAGCCCCAATACTACAAGTTTGGTTTCATATAAGTTATATGGATATAAAGAATCAGGTCCCGCTGTAGAAGTAGGGCCAGACGGTGATGACCAGCAATATGTAGTATTAACAGAGATTGCAGGATAAAATGGCATACATAGGCATAGACCCAAACGTAGGTGACATAACATTCCAGAAGTTTACTGGAACAGGGAGCGCCACTGCCTTCACTCTGGCTCAGTCCGTTGTGAGTGGAGAGGCTATTGTTGTGACCATAGGAAACGTGGTTCAGGAACCGGGGGTCAGCGCAGCTTATACAGCGCAGGCAAACACACTTACATTCTCCGCAGCCCCTGCCAACGGTGACATCATTACTGTGCGCTACTTTGGTCGCGCCGTGGATCAGCCAACCAGCTACGCCATGCAGCTATTCAAGTATGTGGCTACAGCAAGTCAGACAGCATTTACTGGCGCAGACAGCACTGGCGCTATATTGGCGATTAGCGGCAATGACGTAGATGTTTACTTAAACGGTGTACATCTGGATAGCTCAGACTTCGCAGCTAGTGGAGGAGATACGATCACTCTGACAACAGGCGCTGCTCTGAACGATGAACTAGTCATTAGGGCCTATCGCGCATTTAGCGTAACTGATACAGTGAGCAAGGCTTCTGGGGGTACATTTGCTGGGGAGATAACAGCGCCGCAGTTCCAGACAACAAACACAATAGTTGATACGGCTGTGTTCCGCACAAACGGTCAGAGCGTTACAGAGAATACAACAATAGGGTCAACCAAGAATGCCTTGGCGATTGGCCCTCTAACGATAGGTTCGTCAACCACGATTACGGTTAACGGCAACCTAACAATACTGTGAGGCATAGATGGCTTCCATAATAAATGTAGATGAGATTCAAGGTGCAACCGCAGCCGCAAATGTTAAGTTGCCTGCTGGTTGTATATTACAAGTTTTGAGTACAACTAAAACTGACACCTTTAGTACAACTAGTGTTGGCCCGATAGACATTACTGGATTATCGGTATCAATTGCACCAAAATACGCAACTAGTAAAGTTTTAATAATGTTTGATGTAAGTATTGTTGGTTATGATTCAGGCACTGGTATACGATTATTAAGAGGTTCTACTACACTTGCATTAGGTGATGCCTCTAGTAGTAGGGCGAGAATGACTGCAATTGGTCCATATTCAAATGGCACAAGTCCATCAGCATACAGTGCTACCCCTACAAGTATGTCTTTTTTAGATTCGCCTGCTACAACAAGTGCAACGACTTATAAATTACAAGCACAGTGCTTGAGTACTAATGGTATAGTAGTGAATATGACACGATATGATACAGATAACGGGAATGCTTCCAGAGGTTCCTCAACAATCACAGTCATGGAGATTGCACAATGAGTAAGCTCTTTGTAGATGACATTGTTGAGAAGACCAGCGGTCATGGTGTAAATATTCCGGGTCATGTTGTGCAACATGTTTTTGCTCAGAAAACTGGCACTAGCACTGGCCTTTCAACAAGCTCTACCAGCCATACTACCACGGGTATGTTTGTAACCATTACTCCAAAGTTTTCTAACAGTATTATTATCGGATGGGTGACATATAACTTTTGGTTTAGCGGTGGTAGTACATCAGATTATTCTATTGCAACTATTTATAGAGATTCAACAAATCTTGCGTCTTTGGCGCAATCTGTAGCGTCCGCACCAGCAAGTGGCGCTCAAGATATGCAGTGGAACAATTCACAAAACCCTTTAGCGGGTTACAATAAAAGTGTTCATTTTGATTTTAAGGATGCGCCAGCAACAACATCAGCAACAACATACACGCTTTATTGCAGGACATATGCCGGGGCAACCATGTCTGTAAATTATGCAAGTCAGCTTTCCACCATATCAGTCATGGAGATTGCACAATGACAAGCATCTTGAAAGTCTCCGAAATCCAAGACCCGACCAACGGGAATACTGCGATGACCGTTAATACGGGTGGCGTTGTAGGCCAGCCAAACAAGCCCACTTTCCAAGTTGGTTTGTCAGCAAATCAATCAATACCAAATGCTACTGTAACTAAAATAACTTTTAACGACCTTCAGGCATCAAGTGGCGGTTTTGATGTAGGTGGATATTTTAACACTTCTAATAACCGCTATGTGCCTCTTGTTTCAGGGTATTATTTTATTGTGATTGAAATAAGGGTTGAAACTACAACCCCTGATTACCTGCAAATCTACATCAAAAAAAATGGCACAGATGTAAGATTCCATTCAGGAATGGAAAGTAATGCGGCTAATGCTTATGTTTCTGCACACACAAGCACTATTGTACACATGAATGGTTCTACAGATTATTTAGACTTTCACACTTATCATAACACCGGATCAGCAGTAAATCTTTTGGCTATTTACGGCCATACACAAGTCGGTGGGTTCCTAATAGGATAGGAGAGTAAAATGAGTATATCAGAAGCACTTACAGAACTAGGCATCAAGGAATGGGTGCTTCGTGGTGAGCCAACAACAGAGGCTGAATTCGGACAGATGTTCCGTAAAGTTACGGGCGCTGACTCCAATGGTTCGGCTATCGAAAGCAGCAAGCCCTCTGACTGGGGCACAACTTGGTCAGCGGTCAAGGCAAAGGCTGATGAGCTAAAGGCAGCAGAGCCTATGAAGCTGTTACGGGCAGAGCGCGACCGTTTGATTGCAGAGACAGACTGGTGGGCATCTAGCGACCTTACAATAAGCGATGAGCGTAAGGCATACCGTCAGGCACTGCGTGACATTACCAAGAGCGCAACTAGCCTAGACGATGTAACTTGGCCCACTAAGCCGGAGTAAGAGATGAGCCGTGCAAGAGAAATAGCTGACTTAGGTGCCCCGGCAGCAAGCGGCTTGTCGGACAGGAATCTACTAATAAATTCAGATATGCAGGTGGCGCAGCATGGAGCCTCAAAGGCAATGGCGCACGATGGCAATACTTCAGTTTATGTAGTAGATAGATTTACTATGGCGTTTGGTGGAACTCACGAACAGCTTGATGGAACTTACGCACAGGTTGCTGACCACCCTTTAAGTGCAAATGGAAAGTCATTGAAGTGGACAACTGGCACAGCAGAAAGTTCATATGATGCGGATGAATATCTTTATTTGGCACAAATAATTGAAGCGCAGAACTTACAGCGTATCAATAATGGAAACTCTAATGCTGTTCCAATTACGTTATCTTTTTATGTCAAGTCATCCATAACAGGAACTTTTGCTGTTGGTATCTACAAAGAAGATAGCACTGCCAGAATATTCAACAAAACATACGCTATCAGTTCGGCTAATACTTGGGAAAAAAAGACCATAACATTTGCGGGTGACGCTTCTGGTGGGGGAATTGTCAATGACAACGGCAGGGGCTTTTATATAAATTGGCACTTAGCAGCGGGTTCTAATGCCGTGGGTGGTGGCTCTAACGGTGCTTGGAAAAATTATGGCGGGTTATCTGATTGGGCAGATGGGCAAGCAACAAATGCTATTGCTACAACTGCGAGTGCAACATGGCAATTAGCGCAATGTCAGCTTGAAATCGGAGAAGTAGCCACGCCGCTTGAGCATGAGGACATTGGAACTACGTTAGAAAAATGCAGAAGGTACTTTCAGTCCGATTCTTATCATCTAGGTTACAATCTTGGTTCTGGAAATTACGCTGTTGCAAGTTCTGGTACAGTGCAGTTTACACCTAAAATGAGAGCCACGCCAACAGTATCAGGAACTCTTAGCGCGCAATCTGGGAATGGCGGTACACTTGCTTTAGCCTCTACAACTTCAAGCAACGTACACATTTATAATAGTGCTAATAACTGGTCTGCTAGTCAGGGAATTTTTGTAAATGATTTTATAGCAGATGCGGAGTTATAAAATGGTTATTAGTAACGCAAAATATTTTCAAGGAATAATTATTGATAAGGATGATGGTTCTGTATCTGCTGACGGAATTAATGAAGGAGTTGTAGCCACCATTGACGGAACTGAAATGTCCGTACCCCTCGACCCAGACAACCGCCACTACGCAGAAATCATGCGTCAGGTAGCTGCTGGCGAACTAACCATTGCGGATGCTGACTGATGTTTGGTGAGTTGGCAATATCCGAAAGGGCTATTGCGGACCAAGGCATTCTATCCTTTGGTTCTGCAACTGCTGATGCCAACTTCACTGTAGACAGCGCACCTATGTTTATAGCAAGCGCCTCCGAAGAGATGTCTGCAATTGGTGTTAAGGTTTCAATTGGCGTAGGTGTGCTTGCAGGTATCTTTGAGGCTTCTGCTCAGTTCTTACAAAGCACAGAGCTTACCCGCTTTGGAACAGTTATCGCGGAGATGGATTTTAGCACTGTGCAGACTGCGAATGGTACGTTTGTAGCTTCAGCTATATCTGATCAAGACGCTGCTTTTATACAAAGCACAAACTCAGTTATGACCCTAAGTGGAGCCTCCGAGCAGAGTGCTAACTTCACACAGACATCCGGCGGAAATCTGCTATACTCCGCCTCGCAAGAAATGACAGCAGAGTTTATACAGTCGGTCGCTCCTACATTTATAACAAACTCTCCGTTGAGCATTGAGTCTGTCTTCATACAGTCTTCCCTTGGCACTAAAGTCATACTCATGGATGAACTGCAAATTAATGCAGTGTTTGTTGTGTCTGCTGAAGGTAGGTTCTATTGGGAGCGTATAGATGCTGACACCCCATCAGAAAACTGGGTACAGGTTGTTCCAAGTGGTGGAACATGGACAGAAATCAATGCGGGTGCTACAATAGCAACGTGGACAAATAAGGTGGTATAAATGGCAAGTACATATACTTCAAATGTTGGAATTGAAAAACCCGGCTCCGGCGAACAGGCAGGAACTTGGGGAACAACGACTAATTCCAACTTCGATATAATTGATCAGGCTCTTCATGGTCAAGCGCAGATAACTATTACTGGTAGCCAAGACCTGACCACCAACGATGGCTCTACCAGTGACGGCGCGAACACCGTTCTTGTCCTTACTGGAACCCCGGGTTCTACTTTTGAGCTAAGAGTCACCCCAACAGATCAAGAAAAATTCTATACTATCAGAAACGATACAAACGCTGCATGTCGAATCATATACAAGGGTGTAACGTACTCTACATCTAACGGCGTAGAAATAGCATCAGGTGCATCAGCCGCTGTGACAGGTGATGGTGGTGGCGGTTCTGGTGTTTTTAAAAGTCTGACACCAACTACCGATCTGGTTAATGACACTAGCCCTACTCTTGGCGGAAATCTTGACGTTGAAACGCACAGTATTGTTACTACAGCAAGTAATAGAAATATTGCGATTACCCCGCATGGCACAGGTTCTGTCATACTTGACGGATTGTCTTATCCGCAAGCGGACGGCTCCGCAGGACAGCTATTAAAGACGGATGGCTCTGGTCAGCTTGGGTTTGTTAGCGCGGGTTCCAGTCTTGGAAATTCATTAAGTCTGACTGGCGGTAGCGGCTGGACAATTTCTGTTGATGGAAGTAACCAGCTAGTGTTTTCCTACGGTGGCTCGGCGGTGGCTAAAGTAGCTACTAACGGCGCAATAACTTCTGTTGACGATGTAACCGCATTTGGATCAATCTAATGACGCTGCCATCCTCTGGAACAATTAGCATAAACAACTTGGTTGGTGAGTTTGGAGGATCAACTCCTCATGATCTTAGTGAATATTACAGAAGTGGTGGCCTAGTTTCTTCTGGAAATACAAATGTTCCTACATCTGGAACTCTATCTTTGTCTGATTTTTATGGAGCAACAGCAACAACAACAAGAGATGTTAGAATTCAGATGAGTCATGCTGGCTCATCTTACTCCGCCTTTGGTGTAACAAGCATTTCAGATAGAACGCCTCAGTCATATAGCGGCACTGGCTCTTTCACAGTGTACAGCCCAGTATGGAGAGCAGGAACAGGCTATTTAGGGACAAGTGTGTCATTTACCCTTCAGCAGAATGAAGACACCACTACAACCACCATAAAGCTGTTAGGCGGCACTGACGAAACCAATGCGACTACCATTGTTTACCAGTGGAATTTAGGTTATAGCGGCAGTCAAGGTGGAAATAAATCCTATTCGCTTGCGTTTAATTCAAATGGTTCTATCGCATCTCTCACTCAGACTGGTTCAGCCTACAACTCTGGAATTGTCGCTCTTGGCACGCAAAACGTGAACTCCAACCACAGGTGGTATCGTTGGGAAGTCACAAGTCCATCATCATCTGCAAAATCCAGCACGATGATTTTAGGACAACCAACGACCTTTAGCTCTGTAACTCAGCCAGCATAAGAGAAAAACATAATGCCGCTAACAAAATTACAATTTAGGCCCGGTATCGTTCAGGATCTTACATCCTATTCCAACGAAGGTGGCTGGCGTGATGGTGATAAGGTGCGCTTTCGTCTTGGCTATCCTGAAAAAATAGGCGGGTGGGCTAAGTATACCAGTTCAACTTTCTTAGGCTCTTGTCGCGCTTTACATAACTGGATTGCTTTGGACGGTTCTAATTATTTGGGTTTAGGAACAAACTTAAAATATTATGTTGAAGAAGGTGGCACATACAATGACATAACCCCTATCCGCACTGGATCTCCTACCAGCGCAGGGGTTATTACGTTTAGTGCTGTAACATCAGCGCCATTCTCTAGTACAATCACCGTAACACACACCAACCACGGTGCGGTATCTGGGGACTTTGTTACTTTTTCTAGTGTAGCCAGCCTTGGCGGCAACATGAACGCCAATGTTTTAAATCAAGAATACAGCATTAATCAGGTGATAAGTGCTAGTTCCTATGAGATTACAGCCAAAGATCTCCTTGGAGCTACGGTGACATCCAATGGTTCTGACACAGGTAATGGTGGCAGCAATACAGTAGGAAATTATCAAATTAACACAGGTCTAAACTCTACAGTTGGTGGCACAGGATGGGGTGCAGGTTTGTTTGGAGGTAGAACTTCAGGGCCTTTGCAAACTCTGTTAAACGAAGGCGGCACCCTTTCGGCAAGTGACACCACAATTACTGTAACCAGCACCACGGGCATTGTGGCTACTGACATTGTTATGATTGATAACGAGTTAATACTTGTTGGTGGCATTTCCAGCAATGATTTAACTGGTTGCACAAGAGGCCACTCCGGCACCACAGCAGCTACACACACTGACGGTAGTTTGGTTATCTTAGCCAAAGGCAACGCTGATGCGGCTGATGATTTCTTCGGATGGGGCGTTGCAGCTTCTGGCGGACTGACAACAACGACTCAAATAAGATTGTGGTCGCACGACAATTTCGGGGAAGATCTCCTTATAAATCCTCGTGACTCGGGTGTGTTTTACTGGGATAAGTCAACTGGGACAAACGCTAGAGCCGTAGAACTATCTACGACATCTGGCACCAAGAGAAGCGTCCCCACTATTTGCAAGCAGGTTATGGTATCAGACAGGGATCGTCACGTTCTTGCTTTTGGGGCTGATGGGTTAGGTAGCTCAACAGACACTCAAGGTAACGGAGTGCAAGACCCATTATTAATACGTTTTTCTAGCCAAGAAAGTCCAATAGATTGGTT